AAAACGTAATATCAACTTCAAGGCCGATGGTGATATCAATATGCAGGCAGATGGTCACATCAACTTACACGGTACTGGTGTTACCCCAGGACAGACTGACGAGTATCGTGCCGGTTCTAGAAATAAAGGAGAACGATCCAAGATTCGTATGAAGGCAGGTCATATTGAGGTTGAGGCTATCGGTGATGAGACAAGACCTAAACAATACGGTATTGCGATGCAGTCTAATCAGGCACCTATTAGTGTTAAGACATTGTTAGAAGGTGACCCAGGCAACATTCATATTGCCGCAGCATACAACGTAGACATTACGGCATGGAATAACTTTTATCGTTCTACCAGAGAGGGGCATATTGAAGATACTGCTACTGGTTCTTATTTTGCATCTTCCCAATCAGGCGATATGAATATTTCTGCTGCGGCTGGGGAAGTTAGAATAACAGGGTTTCAGAATGTTGGTCTATATGCTTGTGGTGGTAATTTGTTGGGAGATGCCTCGGGTGTTATTATGCTTAATCACGGGTCTAATCCTCCCAAAGCAGAAGTTGGCAAATATGCCTATGTTCCAGAAACTATGGAATTGTTATCTATTGACTTGCCCAATCCAAGGCCAGCAGTAGGTACAAGTGTGACTCAACTAGCACTTAATAAAAACGATGTTGAGTTGGGTGTCGGTGGAGAGAATATTCGTAACCTTCACGATACTATTGAAAACTTGCAGAATGGACTAAGTGCTTATGTCACTAAGAAACTACCTTCTACAAATACAACTAAGGTGTTTGAAATGGATCAAAGTGAAATGGTCAGAACAGGTGGGTTCACCTATAAACTGGAAGAACCTTGGAGCGGATATAAAGATCACAATAAGACAATTATGCCTCTCGGACCAGAAGTTGATAGACCTACTGATCCTGTAAAACCATGTTAAGGAGATATAAAATGAGATTTTTAATTAACCTATTTAAACCTCGTCGGATACACAGCTACGAAGCAAACTATCGTAGAAACATGAATGTGAAGTATGACGATGTTTGTATGTAAGGAGAAAACAATGATAAAAGATTTGATTGAGAAAGTGAAAGAAAGAGAATTAAGTTTGGGTACCATTATGGTACTCATCGGTGTACTAGTTTGGATTATTCCAGTAAAACTAGTTTTAACATTATTTGTCATTTATGGTTTGGTATTAATCTTCTGGAAGAAAGAAGATAAAGTAAGAGACATTCATCACCATCATCACCATAATGGCAATGGTAAGAAGAAAGTGAAAAAGAAAAATGGCTAAACAAATAAAAACTCTAGCAATGAAACTAGAGTCCGTGAAAAAGAAAACATCTATCGGCAATTCTGTACGATCTAGACCTAAGAGTAAAAACGCAAAACGGGACTATAAAAAGTACAGAGGTCAAGGAAAATAGATAAATATTAGTATGGCTAATCCTGTACAATACAACGAAGGGTATAATGATGCCCAATCCGTAAATAATAGTCCTAGAAGTACATTTTTGTACAAGGACTTAAATCTTTTCTTTACGCCTAATCCGGTTACTGGTGATGTATCGTCTGTAACCGATGTTCAGGCAATTAAAAGATCGGTTCGTAACTTGGTACTACTCAATCCCGGTGAGAAACCATTTCATCCAGAAATTGGTACGGGTATTCGTGATGCGTTATTTGAAAATTTTACTCCACCATTGATAGTTGCTCTAAGAACCAGAATAGAAGAAACTATTAAACTTTATGAACCAAGGGTAACTGTGGAATCAGTTGATTTCGGCGACCCAGATTTTCAGAGATTAGATAATAACGAATTACGTTGTTTAATACAGTTTAGTATCAACAACGCACCTCAAAATATTGAAGAAGTTGAGGTGATGTTTAAGAGAATACGATAATGGCAGCAGGAATAAACACCAAAGGTAAGATGCAGATAACAGAACTAGATTTCGACGGCATTAAAGAAAATCTAAAAATATATCTGAAAGGTCAGACAGATTTTACTGATTATGACTTTGAAGGTTCGGGTATGAATATTCTGTTAGACACTCTTGCCTACAATACTCACTACAATGCGTTTCTTGCCAATATGATGGCAAACGAAATGTTCCTAGATACGGCACAAAAGAGAAATTCAGTAACTTCTCATGCTAAGACATTAGGTTACACAACCACATCAGTCAAGGCACCTACTGCATATGTCAAGGCACAAGTAAATGATGCCAGTACACCAAACGTCACGATGCCCGAAGGTTATGCTTTTAGTACAACCATCAATGGGGTATCGTATCAGTTTGTCAATACGGTAGAACGGACAATTCAACCATCTTCCGGTATTTACGTTTTTGGTTCTGATGCTGGTATTCCTGTTTATGAAGGTACTTGGACAACAACTCGTTTCACGGTAAACTTGGATGATGCAGATCAGAGATTTATTATTCCAAATAACAATGTAGACATCTCTACTATCAAGGTTCAGGTTCAGACTAGTGCTTCTGATACCACCACTACAAACTACTCCAAATCGACTTCCTTAGTCGATATCACAAGCACTACTACTGCGTTCTTCTGCCAAGAAACGGTCGATGGTGAGTGGGAGATTTACTTTGGAGATGGCATAGTGGGGCAAGCACTTGTAGATGGCAACATTGTCATTCTAAAATATGTGGTCACCAACGGTAGTGATGCAAACGGTGCAGCATCGTTTACTGCTAGTGGTTCGATATCAGGATTTAGTGATATCACAACGACAACAATGACAGGTGCTGCCGGTGGTGCAGATGCCGAAAATCTAGACTCTATCAAATACAATGCCCCATTCAGTTATGCGGCACAGAACAGAACGGTGACGGCTAAAGATTATGCTGCCATTGTTCCTACTATCTATCCTAATGTTGAGTCAATCGCAGTGTGGGGTGGCGAGTATGCTGACCCGCCAGTCTACGGTAAGGTCTATATCAGTATTCGTCCCAAGGCAGGTAACACACTAACACAGTCAACTAAAAATTCTATTGTAACATCGTTAGAGGACTACAATGTTGCATCAGTAACTCCTGAGATTCTTGATCCAGAGACAACCAAAATTATTCCTACAGTAAACTTTAAGTTTAATAACACGGTTACTGCAAAGAGTAAGGAAGACTTGGCAGCATTGATTACGACTTCTATCGGCACATTCTCAGATGATAACCTAGAGAAGCATGAAGCGATATTCAGATATTCTAAGTTTACTACTATGATTGATGAAGTCGATCCATCTATTCTGTCTAACATCACTACAATCAAGATGAGCAAAACATTCTTGCCCACGACAGGCAGTGATACAAAATACACGATTAGTTTTGAGAACGCAATCTATAATCCTCATAGTGGTCACGCTGCATCTACAACAGGTACAAGTGCCGGGGGTGTTGTTTCTTCCAGTGGGTTCAAATACACTGGTGACACAAATGTTTATTACTATGAAGATGACGGTAAGGGCAACATAAACGCCTACTATATTTCTGGTACATCTAAAGTTTATAAGTCTGCCGCAGTCGGTACGATAACCTACACGACAGGCAAGATTGAATTGAGTAGTGAGAACATCGCATCAGTAGAAAACTATGACGGTGCAACACAGACACAGATTCGCATCACGGTACAACCATCGTCTAACGATATCGTGCCCGTGAGAAACCAAGTGCTTGAGATTGATACTTTGAACTTATCAGTAACAGGTACGGCAGATAGTATTGCTGCCGGCACATCAGACGGTGGAACACAATACGCTACATCCAGTTCTTATGCTACATCCAGTTCCACTACATCCGGTTCTAGTTCTTACTAATGGCAACAATTTATAGCAAAGTCTCTACTCAGGTTACAGATCAGCAACCTGATTTTGTTAAGTCAGATCATCCTGACTTTCTTGCGTTTCTAAAAGCTTATTATGAGTTTTTGGAATCGGCAGAACTCAAACTAAAAGACTTTGGTTCTGTAGACTCTATTATTTTTGAAGAAGGGTCTACAACATTTATGACCTATGAAGATGTCAACCGATATCGTTCA